TTACTTACTGAGTAAGAAATGAAGGTTAACTCTAATATATTTTAAAAACTGCTGCTCCGTTTTAACATGTAATTTTCGCATAATGCTCCGGCGGAGTGACTTTGTCTGCTCTTCAGAAAGTGAAAGTAAAGCGGCCGTTTCGCTTAAATGATAACCGCTGGCGATCAGTTTTAACAGGTGACGTTCTGTTACTGAAAAATGACGAGTCGTGCAGTAGTGGCAAATGCCAGAAGGGACGCTATGTCGAAGCGCTCGTTTATGTAAGATCAATATCATTTTCCGGGTAATTTCTTCAACATCATCTTCCCGATAAATATGCGGCAGCATATACAGACATGGTCTGAACATGAGCTTTTCTTTATCGCATTTATTACAAATAATCACCCGTAGCTGATGTTGGGTATGCATAGGTATCTGGTAACAGCCTGCGCTGAACCAATCATCATCCAGGGCCAGGAAAGCGATATCGGCATTATCTATCTCTTCTGGCGGCAGAAAGTCAATTTTCTGCTGCCATTGATTCGCCAGACGCGTCATGATGATTTTCAAACCATGCTCAAAGTGACTGTTTTGTTCCTTAATAGCGATACTCAGCATAAAAAATATCCTACACGGCAGGTGAATCATGGTGAAATATTAAAGAAACTTATTGATTTTCTAAATACTGGCGGCCTTAATTCCCACTTTATGCGTGCTGAGATGTGTCCAGGCGATTTCCTGGAACCTGGCATTGCGCCAGAAAAGACGATATTCGTACACTTAGTCAGCAACCAGAACAAAAGCCATTGACTCAGGAGTGCCTGACCGTATAATTCTCGCGTTTCGTCTACACGAAGTCTTCACTTCACAAGGCGCCCTTAGCTCAGTTGGATAGAGCAACGGCCTTCTAAGCCGTGGGTCGCAGGTTCGAATCCTGCAGGGCGCGCCATTATATATCAACTGGTTACGCCTCTTTAATTCCCTCCTTATTTTCCATATGGGACATATTTGGGACATCATCACTGAAAATCGAGTCAATTTGCTTCGCATGTTCCGTTAAATGATTAGGCGCAAGGTGAGCATATCGGCGCACCATCTCGATGCTCTCCCATCCTCCCATTTCCTGTAGAACAGAAAGCGGCACTCCGGACTGAATTAGCCAACTGGCCCACGTGTGCCTCAGATCGTGGAAACGGAAATCCTCAATTCCAGCCCGGCGGCAAGCTGCATTCCATGCTCGCTGGTCATCGACGCGCATCTTTCTCACGGTTGGCGTCTTTGAACCATCAGGCCGGATGCCTTCTTTAGTATGCACGAACACCCATTTATGATGCTTACCAATCTGGTCACGCAATACCTTACAGGCAGTGTCATTTAGCGCTACGCCAATAGCGCGGTTTGACTTGCTGTCTTCAGGGTTCACCCAGGCAACACGACGCTGCATGTCGATCTGTTGCCATTCCATATTGATGATGTTAGACCGCCTAAGTCCCGTTGCCAGCGCAAATTTAACAACAGATTTCAACGGTTCCGGACATTCTTCAATAAGTCTTTTTGCCTCATCACGCTCAAGCCATCTGACGCGCTTGTTTCTGACAGCAGGAACCTTGATTACAGGCGCTTTCTCCAGCCATTTCCAGTCACGTTCTGCTGCACGCAGAATAGCCTTCATTAATGCCAGGTGCTTGGCTTTGGTGGAGGTGGTGACCGGTTTAGCTGAATAAACTGGCGCAGGCTCTCCATTCTTTTGCGCCGCGGCAGCTTTTATTTTCCATATCTCAAGCTGCTTGCGGTTGCTCATCTTGTTTACTGCTAAGTAAATCTTTTGCTCGGTTACATCCTTTAACCGCACTCCCTCAAAATGCGCCAGCCAGAAAGCCATACGGCTGCGGTCATCTTTCAGTGATTTCTTCTCTGCCTTTTCCTCCAGCCAGCGCATGCAGGCATCATCAAACGTTACGTCAGGAAAATCGCCAAGCCTGTCTACTCGCCACAATTCAGCCTTGCGCTTGTCATGTAGCTCAGTAGCGAGCCGCTTGTCGGAAGTCCCAAGGCTTTCCTTAATTCGCTTCCCGCCCGGTGTCGAGTAGGACGCGTACCATATTTCACCTCTGCGGAAGATGGACATTTTCTTTCCTCTGTTATGTCATCACCCGCGCTCACCTGGACAGTATGCAGCGAAGACTGAAGAGCCGCAATGCAGGCTTGCCGGGTAGTAAGGTAAGGGGATTTCGGTTTGGTGGGGTCTTTACGTGTTGCCTGTAGTCGGCCTGTGCGAATCCAGTTGGTGGCGGTAGGTCTGGATATCTTGAGAAATGCACAGGCCTCATCGAGTGTGAGACTGTGTGATTCCATGGTTACTCCTGGTCAGAAAGAAGCTCTTTTATCCATTTATATGTTTTTGGTGCTCGCTTATCTGGCCTCTTAAGCTCAAGCTCAAGCTTAAGCAGAGCAATAAGTGAATCCCACTCACGTAAAATCGGAGAAAACCGCTTTACCTTTTTCGCTATGAGCGGAAAGCTATCTTTAATTTCAGGTATTTCATCTACGAGCATCATGCATCTTCGCAAATCGGCAGGGTCGCTTGGTGCGTCAAACCGTCCGTGGTAGAAGTTCTTTTCCAGCCCAAGAGCAATAGATGCCATAGTTGCGCTACTTATGCCAACATGGCCTTTCGTTTGCCACTTCAATACCTTCATTGCTAAATCAGACATCATTCACTCCATAAAACAAAACCCGCCGCAGCGAGTTCAGATAAAAGAAATCCCCGCGAGTGCGAGGATTGTTATTTTTGCGGTGCTGAGAGCCGAGCTGCTGCGCTTCAGCATCTGTGGACTCTCCCCATAAGCAAACAAGCACCCCGAAGAGCGCTTGTTTTATCTTTCAGCATAAGATAGCTATGTGCTGAATGACATTCAAACGTATAATCTTCACATGAGATATGTTAAAAGCTATCGCATCATTGGAGCTTGAAGTTGTCGATATCATCTACAAATTCCAGATACCCATCTTCAACGTATTTTAAAACAAGTAAATGCTTAATTCCCTCACTTAATGAGGTTGGCCTTTCAAGCACAAACTCGAATCCATCCTCGTAAATTTTGCCTAACCAATAACCACCGCCATATTTTTTAAGCCTTTGAAAGAAAACATATCCTCCAGGCTTGAAATAATTGAGTGTCTCGTCTCTATAAACGATTTGGTAGTTAGGTACTTTGCCACCCATTTTAGCCACCATGAATACTGTATTTTTATACAGTATAAATTAAAGCAAATGTTGGTCAATTTTGAAGGGTGAAATAATAACTTAACTCTGAAAACAAATTGTTTACGACTTCTGCTGTGGTCCAGGCTCCATATGTTCACCCATTTTCATGCTCACTCCCCCTCAACCTTGATGCCAGCGGCGGCCAATGCTTTTGCTTTGGCGCATACCGGGCAATAGAGCTCGCCTTTATGCAGCACCCAGCCGTTATTAAGCGAATCATCTTTAAGAAATTTCAGCGCTATAGAAACACTCTTAACACTTTCACGTGCTGACGTTATTGAACCGGCGTTCTGGCTAGAGAAACAGCCATCAATATCACCGAGCCCCTCACAGCGCACTTCCATGAAAATAGCCATCACTTAGTCTCCCATCCATATTTCAGGCCACCCAACGATGACAACCGCAGTCGAAGCGTTCCAATCTTCGTCATCACATTCCCCATGCCCGAAGTTTTCTTTAGCAGCAATTTGAGCATCGTGATGGTCTTTTGCTTTAACCTGAAAATCGTAATAGCCACGGTCAGTGTTAAGGACTACTGTGAATTTTTTTAACGGCTTAGCCATCTATTCATCCCCCTCAACGCTGAATCCAGCCAGACGAACCTGCCGCTTGGCGAGCGTAATGGCCTCTTCATACGCCTTTTCTTGCTCATTCCAGTAGCCGTTTGTTTTTGGCAGCAAAACGGGATTAGCTAACTTTGCCTCCAGTTCTGCTATGCGTTTGTGCAGCCTGCCCATCTCCACTGTTGTGTTATTACTGTCCAGACTGGCCCTGATATCTAACTCGTTCTGTTCGTGCGCAATGGTTCGCAGGTAGCCGTTTTTACTTTCCAGTTCTGCTATGCGCTTACTTCCATCAGCAATAACGCCCTCGTAATACTCACGCTGTTCAGCAATACGCTTCTCTGCGGCTTCCAGCTTCTTGTAGAGAGCATCCCAGCTTGTCGAGTTGTCCAGAACCAGCTTTATAACTCGCTCTTCACGTGATTTGTAATGCTCCAGCTCATCCAGCAGCGCCAGCATTCGCTCAGCGATAGCCACTTCGTCAGGGAATTCTTTTTTCCATGCCTCATTCAGCAATTTGCAGCTGACAGGATTCATACTGAATCGCTCAACCATGAAGGATGCCAGTTCTTTTGTTTTTGCTGTTACTGCCTGTTTATCGATGTTGCTCATTGGGCTGGCCCTCGCATTTGTGATTTTCTGGATCATCGGCTTTGAAATAACCGCCGCAGATTTTGCAGGGTATCGTCGGCACTTCGTCGTAATTTGAGGTTCCCGTAATCATGACTGCACTCCTTTGCGAATTTGGTCCGCCCATTCTTCAATCGATTTCTCCGCGTATTCACCTGACAAACCGTCATCCGTGGGTAGTGGGTTATTGGCTAAATCCTCTTTCGCTGACAAAATCATGCGTGTCACGTCGAGAACTTCTGATACAGGTTTATCGAGGAATCCGTGATTGAATGCGGCAGCGAGGCGACTGGCGGCATAGTTGATGCCCTCGTTACGAGCACTTTCCAGCACTTCAGCCAGCGCCGCGTATTTAGCCTCAAGTTCCGCATAATCACTATGACGCACCATATCAGTACAGAATGATTCTCCTGTTATTGGTGGTGATAACTGGTCACTGACAATCGTGTATATTTTCACTTCTTTCATTTCTTCCCACTCCGCAACATTGCATTCAGATATTTGTTTTCATTCACTGATGGAAAACTTTTTCTCGCCAGCATTTCTTCGCGTGGAATATCGTTGATGGGTTTGAAGCGGTGTCGAATAATCATTTCCGATGGAAGGATTCCGGGGTCGTAGGACAAACCTCTCATGATGAATTCCTCAGTTATTGCTGATAGAGCCGTAACGCGAACGGTAATTTTTAAGGCGCGGGTCTATTTCAATGAATTTGGTGTAAGTGGCTTTGCGGAATGGCCGGATGGATGTCTGGTAAATTCGCTCGCGTTCTTCTTTCTCTGCAAGCCATATACAGTGGCGAAATTCCTTTTCCTCTTTCGTTTCCTGCGGTAGAGACATTATCAGGTCGTAGTTCTTTCTGAATTTTTCCAGCACCTCCGAGACGGAATTGCCGGAACAGCGGCACGGGGTATCCGCACCATATAGAGGCGCTGGCATAATTAAATCCTTATTTTTCTAAATCAGAAGGGGATGGAATCGTCGTATACAGGCGTGTTCTGTTGGTTACTACTTTGCTGCTGCGGGCTATTTCCTGAAGCTGCAAATCCAATTTTTGCGTTCAGCAATTCAAGAGTGATTGATTGACCATTTTGTCCCTGATAAACATCAACCTTGATGTTTTCGCCGGTAATTTCAACAACGCCGCCTTCAACCAGAACACTGCGATAGTAATCAGCCTGCGTCCCCGGTTTGGCAAATACAGCGGCACTGTAGTTTGTCCATTCTTTCTTTTTTGTCTGGCGGTCGTAATACTGGACGCCAGCACGAATGTTGAATCCGATATTTTCTCCAGCCTGAAACTCTCTTGCTGGCTTGTTTAGTCGTACAGTGATTGAATGTGCCATTAAGCGATCGCTCCTTCTAATTCGTCTCGTCTGATGTTGTAAATGTCCTTAGCCTTCGCTTGCTCTTCTGTTCCCTCAAGCATCTTCCACGCTTTAGCGAAAGCCTGTTTAAGCTCTTCCACCGTGTTTTTCTGCATTGCGGCCTCAGTGAATGCCTTAAGAACCTGTTCAGGAGCATGGGAGGAAGGCGATGATTTAGTTTGCTTCGCAGGTGCTGCATTCTGCTGCTGTTTGTGCTCGTCAGTATCCGCGTCTTTGGAGTCGTCGATACCAAACAAACCGTTCAGGCAATATTTGCGAGCGTAAGAGCTTGTAGCGCCAGTTACCTGAGCTGCGTCCATTCCCTTCTTGTTTTCTTCTTCTCGCGCTATAGCGCTTGCTGAATGGCTATTTTCACCATCTGTAATGGTCGCGGTGGCCTTGACGTAATAACGGTCGCCAATCAGCACGATTTCATCACTGATAGACAGGAACAGGCCTTTCAGTAGTGGCTTAACACCCTCCAGAATGTCTTCACAGCTTCTGTATTTGTATTTACCAAACGAGTTGTACTGATTCTTTGGTGCGTTCAGGTGCTCCTGAATTTCAGCAAGTCTTGCGTAAAACTCTTTGCTCATGAGTAATACCCCGCAAATTCATCCCAACCAATAATCGGATTCTGCCGTTCTGCGGCTAAGTTAATTTGCTGCTCCACTTCTTCCTCAATTTCTGGAGATATGAGAGCAATAAACTCGTTATCATCAAAATCATGCAACATGACGCTTCTCCCAGTCTTCGTCCTGCCACTTATCCCAACCAAGAGCTATTCCGGCAGCCCATGTATACGCATCAGACATTCCCTGTTTTGTATCCGGAAATACTTTCTCATATAGCTTGTTGAACTCCCTGTTTCCTTGCTGAACAAGAATTGTTCCATTAACAGGCGTAATGGTCATGGCGTGGCACTCCTGGCTGATTAAGAATTTCACCGAGACGTTTCCATCCGGCCCGTAATTTTCTGGTAATTCTGTCGAGAAGTGATTCAGAAGGGCAGCCAGCAATGGGCCACCCGGCAAAACGATATTGCATGGCGTGCTCCTTAGTTAATTTTCATAACAAAAATGCCTCGAATGAAGCGTTGTTGGTATGCGAAAAAAAGCCGCCTTGACTGCGAGCGGCAAATAACATCAAGGGATGATTTTTCGATTAACCAGAACGAGTCGTCGTCCTCGTTTGGTTACGAGCGATATTGCTCACATAGCAGACTCGTAAATCTGCTATAGGTGCTTATTCGCTGCCAAAAATACGCTTACTCAGTAACTTCATATGCATATTCTTGACTTGTTAACCAATCCGGGCGTTCACCTTTACCAATATAGAAATCGATAATGTCCAGAAGGCGTGGATAAAATTTAAGAGCTTTACGACCATCCATCTCAGCAATTTCCTGCTTACTATATTTTCTCCATTCCTCAACTGTGTGGTTCTGGCATCCTGCTCGTACATATTCACCGTTCGTTATACTTATGAAGTATTTCTCACCCAGGATTACGAAAGTGAGATCAGGCAGGTTGGCGCCGCGCAGGTTGGCATCGCGCAGGTTGGCGCCGCGCAGGTTGGCGCCGCACAGGTCGGCACCGCACAGGTTGGCGCCGCGCAGGTTGGCATC